GGGAAAAATTATCTGATAATGAAAAATACTTTATCAAAAATATCTTATCATTTTTCGCGGCATCCGACGGAATTGTTAATGAAAACCTTGCGGAAAACTTTTATAGAGAAGTTCAATATCCTGAGGCAAAATTCTTTTACGGGATGCAATTGGCGATGGAAAATATTCACTCACTAATGTATTCATTATTGATTGATACTTACATAAATGAACCAAATGAGAAGTTGGAGTGTTTTAGAGCGATTCAACATCTACCAGCGGTTCAGAAAAAGGCTAATTGGGCTCTTAATTGGATCGAAAATGCATCATTCCAAGAGAGATTGGTTGCCTTTGCAGCGGTTGAAGGTATATTTTTTTCAGGGTCTTTCTGCTCAATTTTTTGGTTAAAGTCAAGAGGTATTATGCAAGGTCTTTGTAACGCAAACGCCTTGATTTTTAAAGATGAAAACTTACATTGCGATTTTGCGATTCATTTGTTTAATAATCATTTGGAAAATAAGATATCTGAAAAACGAATTAAAGAGATTTTATTGTCAGCACTTGATATTGAGAAAGAATTTATTACCGAGTCACTACCGGTGTCACTTATCGGTATGAACCAAAATCTTATGAAACAATATTTGGAATTCGTAGTTGATGGATTGTTGGTTAAATTTGGTTGTAAAAAAGAATTTAACGTTGAACAACCATTTAAATTTATGGAACAAATCGCGGTTGAAACCAAGGGTAACTTCTTTGAAAGTAGAACGATTGAATATCAAAAGGCTAAACTTAATGAGGCGATCTCATTTGATGAAGAATTTTAAACTATAAAATATGTCACTAACAATTATTAAAAAAGGTGGGGAAGAAGCATCATTCAACCCCACTAAAATATATAACCGAATTAAAAAAGCGTCTAAATCACTTAACGTGAATTCAGACGAAATTTTCATTAAGGTAATCACTTCAGTACCAACTGAGGGAAAAATAACTACCAAGGACTTAGATAAATTGGTATATGAGATATCGGCATCATACACCGGCAGTCACTATGATTATAGTAGATTGGCGGCAACGGTTGCTATTTCTTCTTATCATAAAGACACTAATCCGAGTTTTAGTGAAACTATGAAATCACTAAATGACGATGGTGTTGTAAATGACGATTTAATTAATCTTATTCAACTATACGGTGAGAAAAAAATTGACGAAATCATAAACCATGACTTAGATTACAATTTTGATTACTTTGCTTGGAGGTCTCTACAAGAGATGTATTTGTTAAAAAGTCCAAAAGGTATTTCAGTAGAAAGACCACAACATATGTATATGAGAGTGGCGATTTGGGTTACCAAATCATTCGAAGAAGCGGTTAATTATTATAAGTCATTATCTAATCAACTGATTTCTCCGGCAACTCCGATTATGATAAATGCGGGAACCAAAGTTCCACAGTTGGCTTCTTGTGTATTACATTACAATAATGATGATTCAAGAGAAGGTTTATTAGGGACTTTAACCGACATATCAACATATTCTTCTGACGCTGCGGGTATAGGACTTTGTATGAGTAATATTAGATCAAAAGACACTCGTATTTCATCATCAGGTGGGTACGCCGGTGGTTTATTAAAATACCTTAAAATAGTTAACGAATCACTAAGGTTCTTTAACCAACAAGGAAGACGACCAGGTAGTGCGGCAATCTATATTGAACCTTGGCACAAGGATATCTTTGATTTATTGGACATCAAGAAAAATACAGGACTTGAAGAATTAAGAGCGAGAGACCTTTTTACTTCGTTATGGTTACCTGATAATTTTATGAGAGCGGTACGAGAATCAGGAGATTGGTATTTATTCTGCCCTAATGACATTATCAAAGCGGGTATTAAACCCCTCCAAGAGTGTTACGGTGACGAATACGAAGAAAATTATAACAAAGCGGTTAGTTTAGGGTTAGGTAAAAAAATCAAGGCCCAAGAACTTTGGTATAAGATTATTGAGTCTCAAATTGAAACTGGTGTTCCTTATCTATGTTCAAAAGATAACGCGAATAAAAAAACTAACCACCAAAACATCGGTGTGATTAAACAATCAAATTTATGTAACGAGATCTATCAATATACCGATGAACTTACTACGGCTATTTGCACATTATCTTCTATGATTTTGAAAAACTTTATAGTTGATGGGAAATTTAATTTCCAATTACTATTTGAAGAAACACGTAAGGTTGTAAGAGCACTTAACAAGGTTATTGATATTAACTACTACTCAACCGAAAAAGGTAGAAAAGGTGGTTTAGAACAAAGAGCAATCGGTATCGGAACTCAAGGATTGGCGGATGTGTTTTATTTAATGGATTATGTATTCACTTCTGATGAGGCGAAGAAATTAAATAAAGATATCTTTGAAACTATCTATTTCGGAGCGATTTTCGAATCAAATAACTTGTGTAAAACAGGAGAATACAAACCATACGACTTCTTTAACGGGTCACCTATGTCACAAGGAGTATTCCAATTTGATATGTGGGGATTGAATGAAAGTGATTTATCAGGAATGTGGGATTGGAACTCACTTAAAGAAAGTGTTAAGTCATACGGGGTTTGTAATTCACTATCAACCGCACAGATGCCAGTAGCATCATCGGCAAAAATCACAGGGTCTTACGAAATGACAGAACCAGCACACTCGGCCTTATTTAATAGACGAGTTGTAGGTGGAGAAATTATGATTGTGAATAAGTATCTAATTAACGACTTTGAAAAAATAGGTATTTGGAGTGAACAAGTGAAAAATGAAATCATTATGAGCGAGGGATCTATCCAAACAATTAATTTTAATAAGTATTTGGATTCCGAAGATAAATCATATACCAAGAAAGTTAAAAGAATTGAACATCTTTTGAAAAAATATAAAACGATTTGGGAAATTTCGCAAAAGGAATTAATTGACATGGCATCGGACCGAGCACCATTTATCGATCAATCCCAATCTATGAATATTTATTTGGCTAATCCAACCGTATCAAAAATAACATCTTCACACTTTAAGGCTTGGGAAAACGGATTAAAAACATTATGTTATTATGTAAGAACCAAGGCAATATCCACAGGTGCAAAACACTTGGCGGTGGATATCAGTAAAGAAGAAAAACCCCAACCATTACCGGAGGTTGATTACAGTAAGATGAATTTACCACCGAGACCCGACAGTAGTTTGGTCGAATGTTTTGGATGTTCATCATAACATAAATCCCGAGAAATCGGGATTTTTTTTGCTTTGATGTATTTATAATTAAATGGCAACGCTTAACGAAAACATAAAGAGTTTTAAATGCTTAATCAGAGTTTCCCACTTCACCAAAAATGAAAAAGACCGAGATAAGTTTCACGATTGTTACGCCTTTGCAATACAATCAATATCAGGTAAAATTCTAACATTCCACGTAATGACGGACTATGGTATGTTAAGATCAAGAGTACCGTTGTCTGAAATTTTTTTAAAAGAACCAAGTAACGATATCCCATTTCATTTTAAACAACTATGGGATTGTTTTTCTGAGAATGTAAGTGTAACTGAATATGAATTTTTAAAAGGTAAAAGAGCTGAGGTTGTATTAAAAGATAAGTCAAAAGTATGGGTAACTTATATGATGACAATAGATTGGTTTAATAACTCATATAGTGATGAACCATCCGATTATAAATGTGGTCATTTATTAGTTTCGGATGACGGGTATTTACTTTTACAACCAAATAATAGAATCTTTTGGAAAGACTCAAATTGGGTGACAAATAAATTTCCTTTGGAATTGAAAGAAATAAAGGTGGATACTTCTTTGATTTCTGTTGAAACAAGTTCAGATAGGTGGGTATCGGAAAATGGGGATGGTTATTATTATGACATTAATGAACACAAAATTTAATGTATTATATTTATAAGTATGGCAAACGGAATAACATACGGAATTAATTTCCCATTTAGAGATTCTTTTGATGGTAGGTATTTGGATTTATCAGACACCCCCGATGAGGAGATTAGAACCGATTTAATACATCTTTTATTAACAAGAAAAGGAACTAGGTATTTTTTACCTGATTTTGGAACTAGACTTTTAGAATATATTTTTGAACCGTTGGATGGTCCGTCATTTGCAGAAATTGAATCTGAGATTTCGGATTCCGTTAAAAAATATATACCAAACTTAAATATTACTAAAATTAGAGTGTATGATGCCTCAACTGAAGATGAAACAGTGACCGTTACCGCAACGGGTGACGACAGAGTTTATAGAGTACCAGGAATTGGTACAAAAGAACATACCGCGAAAGTGAGAATTGATTATATAGTCACATCAAACGCATTTCAATCTAGTGATTTTGTAATTATTAATATTTAAAATATATGGCGAATAAAAAAATATCTTATACGGTTAGGGATTTCCAATCAATAAGAACTGAATTAATTAATTTTGTAAAAACTTACTACCCCGATTTACTTAGTAACGTTAATGACGCTTCGGTATTTTCGGTATTATTGGACCTAAACGCTGCGGTATCAGATAACCTACAATTTAATATTGATAGAAGTATTCAAGAAACCGTATTACAATACGCACAACAAAGATCTTCGATATATAATATTGCAAGAACATACGGATTAAAGATACCCGGACAGAGACCTTCTGTTGCGTCAATCGATTTCTCAATAACAGTACCGGCCTTTGGAGATAGTGAGGATTTAAGATATTGTGGTATTTTAAGGAGAGGGTCACAATGCGTAGGTGCTGGTCAAATATTTGAAACGGTGTATGACATAGACTTTTCATCACCCTTTAATAATGAAGGTTTCCCAAATAGAACCAAAGTACCCAATTTTGACGCTAATGGTAAAATCCTAAACTATACAGTAACTAAAAGAGAGACAGTAGTTAATGGTGTTACAAAAGTATTTAAAAGAAGTATTTTACCAAATGATGTTGTCCCATTTTTTGAACTTTTTTTACCTGAAAAAAATGTATTAGGTGTAACTAGTGTTTTATTAAAAGATGGTACGGAATATGCAAATGTACCACCGGACCAAGAATTCTTAGGAACAAATAATAAATGGTATGAAGTCGATGCGTTAATTCAAGATAAAGTCTTTATTGAGGATACAACTAAGGTTAGTGATAAGCCGGGGATTAAAGTAGGTAAATATATTTCGACAAGTAATAAATTCATTACTGAATTCACCCCTGAAGGTTTTTTTAAAATGATATTTGGTGGTGGTAGTCAATCCGCCGATGAACAATTAAGAGAATTTGCCGCGACAGGTAATCCACTTAATCTACAAAAATACTCTAATAACTTTGCATTAGGTAGTACATTAAAGGCTAACTCAACCTTATTCATCCAATATCGAATTGGAGGTGGTGTATCGTCTAATTTAGGTGTTAATGTGATAAATCAGTTAGGTACTATAAACTTTGCAGTTAACGGACCATCTCAAACACAAAACACTTCGGTTATTAATTCATTAAGTTGTACTAATACAACTGCTGCGATAGGTGGAGCTAATGTACCATCATTAGAGGAGGTTAGAAATTATGTTACTTATAATTTCGCAGCACAAAAAAGAGCAGTTACAATTAATGACTATGAATCACTTATTCGTAATATGCCGTCTCAATTCGGTGCTCCGGCAAAGGTGGCGATAACTGAACAAGACAATAAAATTAAAATCCAATGTCTTAGTTATGACTCAACAGGTAAATTAACAAATGTTATTTCAAATACTTTAAAGAGTAATATAGCCAATTATCTATCTAATTACAGAATGATTAATGACTATGTGGTAGTTGAAAGTGCCCAAGTTATTGATTTAAAATTTGATGTTTACGTTGTCTTAGATTCAAGCCAAAACCAAGGAAACATAATAACCCAAATTGTCGATATAATCTCAAATTATTTCTCACCAAATAATAGAGGTATGGGTGAAAATATTTATATATCGGAAATTAAAAGACAGATACAAAATCTTAATGGAGTATTAAGTATTGCTCAAATAGATGTGTTTAACTTAGTTGGTGGTCAATATTCGTCATCTCAAACTTCTCAGAGATACTCCAACTCGGAAACTAAACAAATTGAGTTGATTGATGACACTATTTTTGCGGAACCAACCCAAATATATCAAGTCAGATTTCCGGGTCAGGACGTAAGTGTTAGAGTTAAAAATCTCAAAACAGTTAACTTTAGTTAATCGATTTATTTTTATCCCTAATCAATTATTTTTTGAAAATAGATTATAAACTATTTATTCAAAAAGTAATTAATGCCTAAATCAATTAGAGTAAGAACCCAAGTTGGGGTCGATAAGCAGGTAAATATAGATTTACAACAAGATTTTGAGTTTTTAGAGATCTTATCATTAAAACTTTCACAATCAGAATTATACGTAAGACAATGTTCTGATTATGGGGTAGTTGCCGGTAGAGTATCGGTAAACGATGGTTTCGGGGTTCCAAACGCCAAACTATCCATCTTTATTCCTGTCACTCAGGAAGACGAAAATAACCCCATAATAAGTTCAATATATCCTTATAAAACTTTTAACGACGTTAATGAGGATGGTTATAAATACAATTTATTACCTTATAAACCATCATATCCGGGACATTCGGCGACAGGTTCATTCCCCGATTTAGAGGATGTTTTAACTAATCCTACCGCCATACAAATTTTTGACAAGTATTATAAATTCAC